GTAGGTCGTAAAAGTTTCCAGAGCTTTTGCATCTACGCTCCATCTTAGGGTTTCCATTGTTTTTGCTCTTCAAAGAATATTTTGAGATTGGAGGGGAAGACATCTCGGTAGGATAGGCGCATGTAGGTCATCGGCGAGATAGGTCGCCAAATCTTGGCGAAAGCATCTACGCCGCAGAGGTCATGCGCCTTCATCGCGAGACGGATCTCCCGCGCTAGGTGGTCGGGGGATGTGCCTGTATAGATGATGGGGAGAGTCACTTCGTTGGGAGAGGTCAGGCAGTACACGACGGTCATGGGTGGCGCTGGTAGGGCTTAGGGGCTGGGGGACGATCGCGGGAGGCGATCTCCGTCCACTGGTTGCAGATGCGACAGTATTTGGCGTCGTACAAGGTGGAGTAGCTCAGTTTGTGGCCTTTGGGGCAGAATTTTGGGGTGGTTGGCATGGGAGTTTTCCGTTTTTTTGTTTTAACCAATCAGAAAAATTATATACACCATTTATATAGGCTTCTTCCGTATTTGCAAACTGGGAATCAAGCGGCTCCCATTCCTCAAGAAATTGATCTGCAAGCTCTGTTAGATCTTCACCCATTTGTTTCCATCTTCATCGGTGCGCACTTCCACGCACTCAAGTTTTAATTTGAAAGCTTTCTGGCTCTTCTTGTCGAACCATTGCTTTTCGGTTGGCTCTCCGCGCTTGATGGAGTTCATAACTGATTTGTAGACGTTAACGCGGGCGACGGTTTTATCTGAGGGCTTAGACATTTTTTTTCTTCCTGCTTCGACGCTTTGGTTTTTCTTCTGAAACTTCTGGGGTGTCTTTATTGATCTGAGGACGGACAGTCAAATCTTTGCATCCATCGCAGATATAGTCATCGGAGTTGTTCCCCTCCATTGAGGTTTTCACCTTGTCTGCTATTTCTTGAAGGGAAGGGATGGAATGGGATTCGTAATAGAGGTCACGTGCTTCCCCGAGAAGCTGGATGACTAGTCCTTTTCGCAGAGGAAATAGAGCGCAGAGACATTCAGCGCATAAGTTGAAAAGGTCATATTCTTGGCGGTAGCTTTCGGTTAGAAGTTCTTTTAGTTGGGATTGGGATGGCATGTTTTCCTTTGGTGTTGTTGGTGAAACCTTTATGGCAGATTCCCGAGTTAATTCCTACAAAATCCCACACACTCGGCAAAATATTCTCGCTTCAAATTATTACTTCCCCATATATTCAAATTTAAATGATAGAAGTGACCATCAGAGTTGCCGATGAGGAGCAAACCTTGACGCAGAAGTACTTAATTCATGAAGAAGGATTGGTTCTTTCGCACGATAGTTTAGCGCTCAAAGGGATGGTCGATGAGACCGTAGGACGCTTCAAGGGAAGCCCTACGGATGTATTAGTGAAAATCAAGTACCAGTGGTAGGTGGCTATGGCCGCCGCCAAATCCGAAAAGAAATCCCAAGAGCCTGTAAAGAATGGTCGCCCTCGTGAATACGATTACGAAAAAGAAGCTGACGATCTTGAAGCTTGGTCGCTATCTCCGGATGCAATCCACCTTTATGGCTTTACAGATGCCAAGCCGTATCTAGCGCAAGATCTGTGTGATTTTGCTGAAAAATCTCAGAAGTTTTCCTTAGCCCTTCGAAAAGCAAAAGAGAGAATTGCGCGTCATCGGGAAGACAAACTCGCTAAGGGTGAGTTACATCAGGCGGCCTACAATCGGAATGCTTCTCTTCATGACCGGATGCTTTACCATCACGAAGAACACTTAAAAGACCGCCAAGCTGAACGCGATCGCGGCATCAAACAGGAAGAGGCGACGAACTTCGCCAAGCTGTTAGCCGCGGGTATGCGTGGCGACTTCAAGCAGCCTGATTGATTGTTAAAGAATAACTTCACATTTTCCCCATAGAAATGTTAAAAGTTGCCATGTCAATGTGTTAAACTTTGTGGAGAGAGTCATGAAAATATACCAACACCTAAACACCGAACCTACGCCTTTAATCGATGAAGGAGGACTTCCTCCCTCCTTACCCCAGAGAAAAACAATAGACGTGCGGGGAAGAAGAGAACACGAAGCATTTCTTAAGGACCCCAATAAATGCGCCGAACATGGATTGGATATCGTCTACGAAACCATGATCTATTTAAAGAGATGGGGCGCATGGTTAGATGCAACAGATTGATTGTGTCGCCATTATCTAATTTCTCCTTTACATAACCGCTAACATATACAATTACAGTTACTTGCTATTGTGCATGGATTGTGTAAATGGGCATAGTGGGAAGGTGTGGACATAAATAGCCACTTTCCCTATCATATGTCTATGACAATGGAATGGTTTCACGCACTAACGATCGCAGCCTCTACAGTGGGCTCGGTCTGGTACCTTCACAGGGAGTCGTACAAAGAGATGAAAGGCTTCCACGCTGCCATTACGGACTTCCACGGTCGTCTGTGCCGATTGGAAGAGAAATACATCCAGATGATGGAACGCGAGATGAAAAGATCAAGAAGGGGGAAGGGGTGAATCCTTTTACTATTGCGTCGATACTTCTGTTTGTGTCGGCAGGCATCCTTAGTTTCCTGGGAGGGTATGGGATAGTGTTTTGTGTGATTTTGTGTGTGGGGATGGGAATGGCATATTTTATAGAGTGGATTTTGTAAAAGATTGAAGGGGGAAGGGGTGAATTTTCTTATCGTAATGATATTGTTATTTGGTTCAGCGGCTGTTCTCAGTTTCATTGGATGGGCTGCTTTCATAATATTTGGTGTTTTCTTTTTGCTTTGGGCTTTGCTAATGATCGGGTGCTGTATTGAGGTAGGAACGGAAAAGATTGAATGTAAAACCCGTCCTTTTCGTAAAAAGATCAAAGATGCATGGGAAAGGCACGTAGAAGAAGTAAACCGATAAAATCACTCTTCTTTTTTAAAATCATCGTCCAAAATGTCCAAGATTCTATTGAAAGCTTTCCAGTCTGATTTTTGAGCCGCCTTTGAAAGGGCGAATACCTGTTCCGCTAGTTTAGGTTTTAAGATTATTTTGGCTACCCATTTAGGGGCTAAGATTCCAGCCGATCCCAAAGCAGCTTCCGATGCTCCGCCGATTAAGTTCCCTTGTAGCCCTTTTGTAACTCCTTCGCTTATCCTTTCAAATGGTCCTACGACTGATTGAATGGCTATCAGAGTATCAGCCGTCTTTGACGGGTTAACTAGATTGTTAAAGCCCTTCTCCAGCCCTTTTCCTGATTCTTCCAGAAGTTTTAGCGTTCTTATTCCTTTAGGTCCTGCGAGTTCTCTGAATACTGGATACTGATCCGTTTTCCTGTTAAGGAAGTTTTTTAATCCTCCTACCTTCATCAGTCCGGTAGACCCATCGATGAGTTTGTCTTTGAGCATGGATTGAAGCTTGTATCTCTTCAGAGCCTCTGTCATCTTCTTCCCATTAGGAAGGGAATTTAGGGCGCGCTCTACATTTTTTATGCCGCTTACTGTATTCATGATCGCAAGTGTACTTTCTGGCCGTTCGCTGCGAGCTATCGATTGAAGAAGGTTTTGACGGATATGGACTACATCGTTAGCAAAGTACTCATTAGCAGCTTTACGAGCGGTAGCGTATTTGAGATTGATCTTTCCGTAGTTGTCCAATTCTTTTCTAATAGCGCGATCGAATGGAATGAGAAGCTTATCGGCTCCTCCAGGTCTTTCATATTTGATTACGTCATGTAAAGACCTCGTGGTGTCTTCTAAAGTTTTAATAGGAAATTCATTGTCTCTGACATCGAGCAGGCTTTCCAGATTCCCTTTTAGCTTTTTTAGTCGGAGATGGACCGAAGACTCAGCAGGTGCAAGGGCAAGACTATCTTCTAAAGCTTCCATTGATGCTTTAAGATTGTTTTCTAGCTTTATTGGATCGGCAATCTTTATGGTTGCTCCTTTTGGAAGGGTCTTATCTACTGCTCTATAAAGTTGAGATTTAGTGTGTTCTATCTGTTTGGTGGCATCGGTGATGCCTTCTTTAAGAGCTTGCCCAGCTTGTTCTGGTTCCTTGAATAGGTTCTCTCCAGCTTCATCCATAGCCTTTTCAAATGCATTAGCCACTTGGAGAGATCGTCTCTTGTACGCCTCTTGAAGGATTTCAGGCCCTCCGATACCGTGGGTGGCCCATTTCTGTGCTACTTTCTGGATTTGATTGGGATTCATCCCAGTGAGAAGAGGATCAATCCCTAGTTCTTTGCTGGCCTTAATGTAGCTCTCTACTTCGGGGGTAAGTTTTTGCTTGGAGAGTTTCTGAAAGGGAGTAGGCGCAGTATGTCCTAAGAAAGATCCAGTCAAGGTGAGTGCGGCTTGTCCCAAGGGATTTAGATCCATTTCTTCTCCCGCTTGAGATCCTACAGCTGCTCCAGCAATTCCCGCTGCTCCCCGTATTCCTCCAATCCCTCCAAAGTACGGAGCTTCTCCAGCAAATCTTCCTAGTTTTTCTATTCCCTTTTCGAACGGTCCTTCCGCTTGCGTTCCACCTTCTTGAATTTGGCGCTGTCTCATTTTTTCATAACTTGGGAAAGTTTCGCTAGATGTCTCTTTTAACCATTGAGGGGCATTAGCTTGCGCTTCTTCTAGTTTAGAGATATCTCCGCCAGCACCTTGCACTCCAGCTTTTAACAGGTCAAAGGCACTCCGGGGCAAAGATCTAAATCCAGCAGCCGCGCTTTGTCCTAATAGTTGTGCTGGACGCTCTACATATTGTTCATAGAAAGGGCGTTGAGGTTTCTCTTTTTCCTGGGGTTGAGAGAGAAAGGAAGAGATGTCTTCATCGCTGTAGCCTTCGGATTTGGCTTTTTTGATCTTTGAGGAGTATTTTTCATCGGACTGAAGGTATTCAAATATTTCCTTGTCTGAATAACCTTCTTTTCTGGCCTTTTCAAAAGGGTTCATTTGAAAATATCCTTCAATGACAGTTTAGGTTTTTGACGCTCTGTGCTTTTTTGTTTCTTCTCTATTTCTGGAAGATCTTCCATTTTTAGACCTAACACATCTGCAAGACCTTTAAGTTTACCTTCGATGGTCTTTAAGCGATCTCCAGGTTTAGGAAGAAGAGTTTCTGTGATGTATTTGAATCGGGCGTTAGAAAGAGTTCCTCGGCTTACTTTATCTACAAGAGCCGCTTCTAGCGCTCCACTAAGTGAATTGAACTCTCCTACATCTTTTGCTTGTTCTTCCCCCATGAACGCTGGAGTAATAGTTGATCCAAAGCCAACTTTTCCTTTCTTGTGAAGTTCGCGAAGTCTAGTGAAAGCTCTCTGAGTGGCATCTTGTCCAGCTGACTCTTGTTGCTGTTTGCCTCTGCTCTTAATAAACTCCTTCTGTACGCTCGGTTCCAGATTTGCAATCCCAGGATCGATCCCTTGGGCTTGCAATGCCTGTGCCTGGCGCTGCCTCATCTGTTGCGCCTGTAACTGTGCCTGGCGTCCTTGAACGAATTGTAGGGCTTCTGGGCGTCTTTCTGGCGATACTCTCATGATGATTTGACGAATGACATCGTTATGTGCTTCTGGATCTTCAGCTGACATGGCTTGACTTAATATATCATCCAGCGCGCTTCTGTCTCTTTGCTCTTTAAAAGCTCCGCTGACATTTTGACCGATAGCTCTTCCTACATCGAATGGGGATGGTGCGCTCATCGCATAACTCCTGAATATGGATCATAATATTGTGGATCTCTTTCAAATCCCTTGGGCTGAGGCATGTAGGTGTCTGTCAATACATTTCTTGAATCATCTTGTTGTTTTTGTCCCAGTATAGAGTTGATGATATTTGAAATATCATCCTTAGCTCCTGGTTGTGAAAGATAGCCCCCAATCCCTTGTCCTAAAGCTTCGCCTGCACCCATCTGCCTTGGCGCGCCAGCACCTTGTCCCAAGATACTATTCAGCGCCCCCGATCTCCTATCCATGGCCCCTTGTTGATACTGCATGTAATGTTGATTGAGGAGCTGATCCATGTCTACGCCCGCTCTAGTCAAAGTATCATCTAGCGACGTACCCCGTTGCTGGCCGCTCTGGATGAATCCCTGTTGAATTTGCGGCGTTACCTGATTCCTGAACCTGGCCATAGCTGGATCTCTGAAGGACCTATTGAAATCTTCCTCGCTCGCTGTAAAGAGATCGTTATACGATCCTCTCCCTTTGAGCGAATTGAGAAGGTCGTCGATCAAGTGGCGCTGTTGCGACTGGATCTTTGTCTCTTTCTTTCCTCTACTGGCTAGATAAGCGCCCCCTAAGCTTGCGCCTGCGCTGATTGCTGCTGGGATCCATGCTGCCATATAATTATTCCTTTAACTGAGTGTAGTCCAGACAACCGCCGATGTAGAACTATGCTCGGTCAGCATCTCAACCTTTCTCGTTGATGTGTTTATGGAGATGTCTCCGTTGGATAGGAAAGTATCAGTCGTAAGCCCATTACTTGCACGCTGGTACACGTCTGGCTTTTTATTGAGCGCTACACTCAAGTCGCGATACATATTTTCCACTATGACTAGCAGCCTTTCTACCGTCATATTGGACCGGTCGCCGATCTGATAGTATTCTGGTACTTTAGCCATCGGTGAACGCTCCCCTGCTGCAATGGATTCTAATGGAAGTGATGATTGTTTGATTGCCCGCGCTGTTATTTCTAAAGAGGAAGGTCATGAAGTTGCTTTCTTGATCGACGATAAAGGTGATCCATTCTCTTGCGCTTGTCGTGTCATCACTTGGGACTAGGTGAGACGTTTTGAAGGGAGATTCCTCCTCATCATCATAAACATCGACATACACCCCTCCGCCATGAGTATTGAGCAAGACTTCTACATGGGAGACGTACACCTGTCTCCCTTCCTTCCTGTAGGGGTTAAAAGGGCTAAATTCAGCCTCAAACTCAATCAGCTTGGATAGTGACCCTGCTCCTGTGTAGGTCGTGAAATTGGTAGAGTCTATGTTGACGGTGATGCTTGTCGTTGTCGCTGCGGTGACGGTACATTCAAGTCCATTGATCTCGGTCATCCCTTCGACGTTTTCAAATATAACATTGTCGCCTATCTGGAAGGCAGAAGCAGCGACGGTTGCGACGGCGCTGCTTGCCTTACTTATCGCTGACACTGCGACGAAGTAATCGTCGTAGTCGGTGTTGATTTGATAGATGAAGCCTAGATTGTCTCCGGCTAAGGTCTTTTGGATCTCTGCACCTACGCCGATCTTATTCCATATTTCTTCTGTCGTATCCCATCTCAGCCACGAAGGATCTTGAGTCTCATCTATTTGGCTCCAGGTGAGGTTTTGTCCTTGGACGGTTTGACCGAAACAGCTAAATCTTTGGTCGTTGATCGCCCAGGTAGAGAATTCGTAGTTGTAAACTAACACCCTATCCTGAGTCAGATCAGTTAATTGAGATTCGGTATCCCTGTAAGCCCATAAGAACTGGCCATTGATCCTGTCAAAGCCTCCATAGGTGAGCTGAAACTCTTCCTGATCGAATTCATCTTGTGTGAGGTAAGGGATGCGGTTATCAAAACGTAAAGACTGCCTAGCATCTGTCGTCAGTAGCCCCGTTTGACCGATCGACTTGACTTCATAATTCCAAGCCACGCCAGAGAAGGGGGCGTCTGTTCCTAAGACCGAGGGAACTTTTCTCGTGAAATATGGTGTAAAAGCATCTCGCGTCTTCTCTAGCACCCAGGTAGACCTTTGGAAGGTCATTACGACTACATCGCCATTCGTTACTGCGCCATTCATCGTTTCATAGGTGTCACATACGGCTGTGCCTGCGCCTGGCGAGTTGAACTTGTCTCCGTTTCCTGAAGAATCTCTAATGGCACTGTAAAGGATGGCTTGGGCCTGTACTTGGGAAGCTATGACTGGGGAAAAGAAGTTCAGTCTTTCCCCGAACCATATCACTGTTGTGGCTTTAGTAAGCGCACCTGCGGCGGGGGCTTGGTAATCAGGATTGTCTACGGCATTTGTAAACCTCTTGACCCCTCCGACAGCTGTCTCATAGAAGTAAATGTCGGACATCCCCTTCCCAGTGAAGACAAAGCGCTTCGTGCCTGTCTTGGTGAGGTAGGTCGTTCCAGAAACGTAATCTTCATTATTGGTAATGCCAAAATCTACAATGGGATCGGCGCTTGTGAAGGCAACCTGGTCGTAGGTGTTTGTGCCAGAGTTGTAGGTGTAAAGATATTTCTTGTCGACTATGAGAGATTCTCTTGTCCCATCTGGATGGATATTTTCAAAGATCCCCATCACACGGGTATTGCCAGCCAGCCTTCCAGATGAGAATTGTGAAAAGCCAAGTCTAGACTTTAGCTCTTGGCGATAGACGTATCCATTCCTTAGCACTTCCAAAGCATCGAGGGGCTCTTCAAAGTCTACGCCGGACCTGTCAATCCCTGTAGGGAAACCGGCAATCTCGATGACATCCATTTATCCCCCAAACATGATGACCCAAGCTTGAAGAGGATCTGTGAGAGTTCCTCCGCTTGTGCTGCAAAGAATGATGGCGCTTGTTGTATTTTTCCTGGCAGCAACCGACGCTCCGCTACTCTGTCCTACTTGCATGGGAGTGAAGGTAGAATTTGAAGTGTTGGCCATCCCTCCTCCGATCACTGCATAATTGTCAGATGGGAGTGCTGTGGTAAAAGCAACTGAATATCTTCCTGTGGCTTGATGGGTTACGCTAGTTACATTATGAGCATATGCAAGGGTTCCGTTCACATCAAATAAGGCCATCGCTCTGATACCGAGGAGCTGCATGATAGCTCCCGTAGTCCTTGCGAATGGTTGCATGTCTTGTTGAGAGGTGGATTCAGCAGCAATCTTTTTTCGTGTATAATAGACGAGATCCATTCCCGTAGCTAAAGTGGGATTGGTAGCTAGTGTAGGGTCATCTACGTTCGTAGACTGCATCTGAGCGAATTGATGATGGCCATCTTCATTGACGCCTATGTTCCAGAAATGATCTTTATTCATCTCCGTTTCTGTATAGGTCGTATTTTGCTGCATGGGTGTCGTATTATTTTTGACTGACACGCTCCCATCGGGCGAAGTGCTGTTCCAGACGATAATTACCTCCTACCGCGACCGGACATTTTCTTCTGTGGCTTGACCCTGGGTTTCTTACTCCGGCTGCCTTTAGACTTGGCTAGGGCATCTGCAATGTCCTTAGGACGCCTGGATGGGTGGTTATCGACTTCCGCTTCCTTATCGTCATACTTCTCTAGGTCCTGGGCGTACTTTTTGCCAGACACCATGCGCCCTTTGGGCTTTTTCTTTTTCATTTCTTTTTCCTTTTCTTCTTTAGTTTCTTAGGGAGCTTTGCCCCTTTAGGCGTCTCAGATTCCCATTCCTTAGCCATCTCTGGTTTGTTTGCCCACAAATAGGCGCGTTGAGCTTTACTTTTGAATGGCATCCTTATTTCCTAAACTTTGAAAGGGTCTCCGCTAACCGAGCTCTCTGACCAATTTTTCCTTTCTTCTTAGCCGCAGCTTTCAATTTGGACTTAGGGATGGTCTTCCCTTTTTTAACTCCAAGTTCTTTTCTCAGAGATCCTTTATTCTTTATCGCTCCCGCGATCCAATCTTTTGCCATATCAATCCTGCTCCCAGTACCCGTAGCCTTCCAGTTCCCTTTCAATCTTATCCAAGAGGTCCTTCAGCTTACTTACTGCATCTTCTTCCGTCGCATGATATTTGTGATAGTCGCGTATGAGTGCTGTCACATCCCAGAGAGCTGAGTGATAATCACTTGCCCGCTGAACCATTTTCAGCTCTTTCTTGTCTTCGTAAGGGTCAAATTCGTAAGTGATTTTCATATTTAAAACCGAGGGTATGCCCTTTGCTGCTTCACCTGGTTATGGGTCCTTGTCAATAGCTGCTTCCTCTCATGCTGGAAGTGCCTGTTGAGCATTCCAAGCTTATCTTCCTCAAACCGAAAGTCCCTGGCATAGTTCATGGCAGCGCCATAGGCCAAGTATCTCATCCAGTAGTCAAAGGGAATATCGGGATCTCCTACGCTTGAAAAGGTAGGCTGGATTTTGTAGCCGTAGATGATGACATCGTAGGAGGTGTTTGGGATGGTCCTAAAAGTCATTTCTGTCCCGTAATAGAGCATCTCGGTAGGATAACCAGGGATGAGGATCTCGGAGTTGTTTACGCCCCATTCCAAGAAGAATACGCCTGGGTCCTGATAGACATACAACTGATTCCACGAAACTGACTCATCAGGTGGATCGGTCAAGGTAATGAAAGCTTCCTGGGAAATGTTAGTGAAGCTGGCGTCTGCGCCTACATCGTTGAAAGTATAGACGCCAGTTGTGTTGGTATCATCGATGGTGAAGCGCAACGTTCCGAACTGCTCAAAAAGCTTTACATCATCGGACATCGTGAGATTGGCGAAATCATTGATGTATTGATGGAGTGTATCATCATTGCTGTCGGGATCGTTTTCATTTCTCCGACCGAGAGCTAGTCTCATTGTTCTAAGGACGTCGGAGACAGCTTGCGCCATACTTAATCCTGATAGACCGTTCTGATAGAGAATCTAGGATCTACGGCAGCGACACGGGTTTCTTTAGAGCCATCGGCATTATCAAACCATTTCCAGATAGGAGTCCCTTTCTTGGAGAGGTAGTCGATGACGACTCTCGGAAGATCGTAGGTTTTCCCTGGGATGAGCTTCATCTTGAATTCGATCAGTTCATTGGATAGGTAGACAGGGAGCGGGTTCATGGGTTGATCTTTCCGTCCAAAGACAATCCTGTCGGTAGGGTGAAGCTCCAAGGGGCATTGTTTGACTGGATAGCGCAAGATGCCCAGTTTCTTATTGAGACGTCTTGCTTCCTTGTTGTAGCGACAGTAATCGGCCAGAGTTGCGAGCGGCATGTTGCGAAGATCGGTCCCCTCTTTGTCTTGGGGGACGGAACTAAGGGCTTTACCCATCGTGTCGGATTCTTCAGTTTTTACTTTCCTAGGTCGTGGCATTATTCTTCTCCATAATAAAAGAATGTCGTTTCTATCAAGTTAACTGAGCCGCCCGTTACATACGAAGGAAAATTTGAAGAATCGATTGGCTCATGTGTGATGGGGTCTTGGAGAGTGAATGTAGTCGTCCCCGTCACAACGATCCGGTAGCGATTGTTGTTCAGCTCATCTACGCCTCTAGGGACAGGCATCCAGCCATCGAGGCCTGTTAACCTTACAAAGTCGCCTGTTTCGTATTCATTGGCAACGGCTGTCGTCACAGTGCAAGGGAGAGAGTTGGAGATGTGGTTGATGGTGAAGCGATGGGGGAGTTGTCCGACTGCTACCATGGAGAGAGCCTCTATGATGGGTCATTCTATCAAGACATTATTTTGGGGGACAGCGTAATCGAGAGAAGCTATACGGGGATATAAATCGGTATAGATGGGGGGTCTTTCACTGTTCAATATATAGTGAACAGCATAGTTCTAGTGAACAGCTGCATAGAGAAAAAGGGGGGAGTGGGAACTATTAGGGATTTCCGAATGGTTGGGAGGCGTCACCGCTATTATGTCGGACGGTATAATGTCGGGCGACATGACAATGGAATGCGAATTCAGACGGACATTCCGTCTTTTTCATGTTCCTGATTGTGGCATGAACGACAGAGCCAGATCACTTCGAGGGGTTTTGAGTAGTCAGGGTGGTGGGCGTGAGGCTTGCATTCTTTTAGGCATCTTGAGCATGTGGAGGGTCTAATCAAGAATCCAATTCGCAGAGCTGAAAATACCATTTTCCTGGCTTTATTTTTCTCGGGGAACTTTTCTCTTTGAACTTGCGCGGCTTTTCGGATTACTTGGGTAGATTTATCAGGATGTTTTTCTCGCCATTTATAAGTATATTCCAGACATTTGGCCCGATTGTTTTTTCTCCACTCGGCGGCTTTAGCCAAGACTTTTTCATGGTTTCTATCCCTCCATCTTTTTGTGGCTTCAGCAGCTCTATTGGGATATTTTTCACGGTATCTTTTTATTCTTGCAGCATGAGATTCTGGATTTTTCTTTCTTTTTTCTTTATCTTTTTTTCTATGAGCCTCTAAGTTTTCTAGTCTGTTTTTTTTCCTATAAGCCGATACTTTTTCTTTATTGTTCTTTCTCCATTCAGTTGTTTCTTTACATCTGCATTTTTTGCATTTCCTGTAGTTCTTGTAAAATTCAGTGGGATCTTTGTCTTCTTGGCAAACGTTACAAAGCATAATAGGCTCCTTTTCAGGGGAGCCTATCATTGTGAGAGTTATTACGCTAGTCTTTAGGTTATGCTAAATCACCTAAGTCCTCTATCTGTCCCCACTTATATACTTCAATAAGAAATACATCGTTATCACTGCCCATAACCGAAGTTCCTGCTGTAAGTTTATAAGTTACAGGGTCATAGAGAAACGGGTTGGGAGTATAGGGTGTTGACGCGTACGGATACACTTGGGGGTTGTTAAGCGATATGACTCTCGATTCAACCGTACATCTTCCGCCAGCCACCCAAGTGGTGTAGTCGGTAGAGTCAATTGGCTCATCGGTGACAGGATCCTTCAAGGAGAAGGTAGTGGAGGCAGTGACAGTGATCCTGTATCGATTGCCATCCAATTGCCCCATACCTCTGTTACTTACCCCTACATCACCTAAGTCAGTGATCCGCACGATCTGCTCATCTTGGAAGCCATGAGCTGCCGAAGTGGTGACTACGCAAGGATCAGCTTTAGAGACAGCCGAGATAGAAGCCCTGAACGCAGGAACTCCGCCGTCGGTATCTGCTACGGTAAAGCCGTTAGACGAAAGATCCACGAAGTTGAAGGACTGAGCGGCTGCCGAGTCGATGACTTTGTGTTGGAAGGCATGAGCTGCCGTGGTTTGGCTTCTAAACCAAACACTGATAGGCAATTTGCCCGCTGTTGACGTCCAGGCGGTAAGGTTATTAAAAACAACCTTATCGGGCTGGAAGTTGAAAGTGAAGGTATGAGCGGCCGCAGCAGAAACGAACTGGAAGGCTTCGCTCATCGATTGACCTTTGAATAGATCAGACATAGTTACTCCTTAAAAATTATGCAGCCGATTGGGTTGACAGCAGGGTTACGATGTGAGAGTCATCCAAGATGGCGGCATTGAACCATGCGGTAAATCCCATAGACTGGAATCTATTGAGGTAATCGTTGAAGCCAAGGGGTTTCAAAATCATCTCGGTAGAGACTTCATCCAAGCCAACATATCCATACGCATTCGCTGCGATGAAGGTGTTGCTATAGACAGGAGGGCTGTCGCTTGTGAATTTCACAAGGGTAGACGTTACCCATCTAGCTTCGTCAGTAGCGCCGAATTCAGCCTGGAGGACTGGATCTTGGCTTCCATACTGGGAAGTAGGTACAAACGCATCCAGAGACCTGATATCGGGTTTTAGCTTGACGTGAGCGCATACCCAGTATGCTGGCTCTACTGGACCGGTACCGAATCTCATTGTACCTTCAACAGTAGGCGTCATCTTCTCGCTATCATTCTCATCGAGATAGGCGATCGCTCGGTTGACGTCGATCTGTGTCAGTTCAGTGATGGCGTTGCCGTTGATGCCGTTCAGACAGGAGATCTGTGGAACTGCGCTATCAAAGACATCCCTGGTAACTTTATCGAGCATGGTATGCATGCACTGAGATAGGTTATCGGCTGTCTCATTGGCTGTATCGTCTTCAACGACCAAGATCACTTTCCTAGAGAGCAATACAACTTTGCCGAACTCTTGGATGGTGACGTTGATGTCGAATTTTTGTACTTGCTCAGGAGCAGGATCGGCATCTTGGGCTAGAACGACAGGATCGTTGTTTAGGTTTTCCTGGCGTCTAAATGCCATTGTGTCGGTATTCTTTTGAGGGAGCGTGAAAGCTCTTCCAAAAAGATTATGTATGCAACGGGGCTTAGATCGCTGGAGAAGAGCACGGTGTGCCCATCTATCGGCCATCGAGCCATAGGTAGAGGTTGTGGTAATGGACATGTGTTGTTAGTTCCTTTAAGCACTTTAGTCCCTACCTCTTCTTCCTCTTTTGTTGTCTCCACGTATTAAATTCTGCGTCAGTCATGCCAGAAAAGTCTACCGCTTGGTTGATGGCTGCGGCTTTGGGGACGGAGGATGGAGATCCTGGGGCGTCCTTTTTAGCTGAAGCTACCGGCCGGAGGGCGCTTTTCTGCTTTGGAGATAATTTATCCATTAGCTCCCATGCCTCTTCATATCTATTCGTAGACGACTCAATCGCGGAGGCGAGATTGGGACGTTGCTTTAAAAATTCACCTAGTTTCTCGTTTACTTCAGCCGCTCTTTCAGGAAAGTCTTTTATCCAAGCTCTCTCCTCAACAGCGCGGATGATGCTTTTTTGGGAATTCCCCAACTCTTCTTTCGTGACTGCTTCGTATCTGGATTCATCTTCTTGAGGAGAAGCCGCAGGTTTTGCCTGTTGCTCTTTCAGAAGCCGCAGCTCAATTTCAAGCTCCTGTCTCTTCTTCCGCTCTTTTTGAAGAGCGTGTAAAGGGACATTCGTCTCTTTCTGGGCTACTTCTTCCTTTCCTTCCTCTTGTGAAGACGATTCTTCTACTGCCTCTACAGGCTCTTTTACAGCCTCTACAGGAGCCGATACTTCTTCAGCCTCTTCTTTTACAGGAACGGTCTCTGCACTCATCTAAACCCCGTTAAATCGCAATACAGCCTATTGCGCTGGCATAGCACCCTTTGCTTGCAGGTAGGCGACACCTGTAGTATTAAACTCAACCCTCATTGGTTTCCCCGCTTCTTTAGGGGGAACTGTCCAGAGCCATTCGCAGATACCTTGTTTATTATTCACCCACCACACAATCGAATTTGTGAGGAAGGAAGGCATCTCGGTCTTCACACGGATCTTATGCTGAGAGTTGGATGCATCCGATTTCTCGTGGAAGATGACGAAGTAGCTCTCTTGTCTTTTTTGGTTTTGATTGACGATTGTCTCTAGCGCCTTGTTCAAGAACTTCTTGAGCGTCTCTTTTTCATCCATGAAATCGGGATGGAGGAGAAGATCGGGAACTTCAATGAGAGGAGCTACAGACATGCATTACATCCCGCTTGCGCCGCGAAGAGAGTCAACTTTCTTCTGGGCAGATTTAAGCAATCGGTTTGCTTTTCCCTGGTCGGCATTGGAGCCAGGACCACATTCAGGTTGTACCCTAGATGCTTTGGACATCGTGCCGTCGGGATAACTGCAAAGCCCCTTACCTGAGCTCATAAATTTCCCAGGAGCTGCTTTGCCACCCTTATTGTTGTTGTAAGCCATATTTACCTTATGGTTTAATGGTTGATAATGTCATAGGAGTCAACCTATGGAAAAAGTTTGCAATTTCTGCAAACAGTCCTTTGAAGTTACTAGAGCAAAAAGGCTTAATGCGTTTTACTGCTCTCGAAAATGTTACAATCTTGATCATCATGTAGTTACCCAATGTCAAGTATGTAATGTGGAATTTGCCCACCATAAAACTAAAAAGAGGAAGTTTTGCTCTATTTCCTGCTCTAATAAGTTTAGGTATCCTGACAAATTCAAGTTCTGTAGGGAATGCCAGATGCCAATACTGGCTCTTAACTGGAGACGAGACAGTGTTTATTGTTCCGTTAAGTGCTTCGATAAATCTGGAGCTAGATCCACGACGAAACTTAGAGAGAAAAATCCGAATTTTATCAGCGGAAAATTTAGCTATAGAAGATACGCATTTAGAGAACTTCCTAATTTTTGTGCAGTCTGTAAATCTGTGGATAGATTGGATGCCCACCATATAGATACTGACAGGGAAAATAATGACCTGTCTAATCTGATCATTCTTTGTAGAAAGTGTCATATCAAGTGGCATCATGGAACACTCTCATATTGATCATCATCCACACCTACCGTCGCCGCATCGACACTATTTGCCTGCTCAGCGACCTGCTCTTTTTGCATTTCTCTTTCTTGTGATTCTTGCTGGACTAACTGATTGACGAATTGAAGGACTGACAAGATCCGGTCATCTGCCATTTTTGCGATCTCTGTGATGGTTCTGGCTCTATCAAGGGCTGCTTGAGCAATATTCTGTGTAGCCTCGGACTCCCTTTCGTCTTTTAGAGAAAGATTGCTGATTACCCTAGATTTCCTCTCTTCTGCCAAACCAAGGTCCGCTTGCTTCTTAGCATCAAGAGCTTCCATTTCCACTTTAGCAGCCATCTGTTGCTGCTGGCCTAGCTGCTCTTGTTGCTGTTGAATAGCTTTTTGTAGATCGTCGAGGCCAGCCATTTGAAGCGCTCTAACAATTTCAGATTCGGGAACATTGACCACTCCATCTTTTTTGAGTTGTATGAGTTCATAGTAGTAAGCATCCCGCTGGGACTGGGACCTGACGCCTTCTTTAACTACCGCGTCATACTGCTCGAACTCTTTTTCATAAAATTGTTCTGTCGGCTTTTCCCCGATGATCCGTTCCACTTTGCCTGGAGGATAGTGGTTCTGGATGGCTTTCAATACCAAGCCGCCCAAGATCTTTTGGCTCAGCTCGATGTTGTCGAAGATCTTTCGATTTGACCTTAGTCCTTGAGCAATCCTCACCTGAGCCAGTCTTCCGGAGACTTGGGTATTCCCCTTCTCATCGACGCCAAGCACCGATTCATTGATGTTGGCGAGTGTAAGGGTCAATTGATCTAAAACTTGCTGATACTCTACGAGAGCTGGATTGGCTCCCCCTCCTTGCAACTGTTCTACAGCGCCCAAACCCGCTGCACCCGCTCCCTCTGGATCTACGCCGATGATCTTGTTCTGTCCTGACTGCTGGAGATCTTGCGGATCAGCCAAAGAACCAATCAGGTACTTGAAGCCGGTAGAGATGGTGGAGTCCATCATGTCTACGATCTTCATGTGGCGCTTGTTGAACTGTCTTTGAGCTGACCAGAGACAAGAGGCGATACCTTGGATTCTTTGGGATGGCATCCAGATAGAAGGTTCAAAATAGGAAATGATCGGTGCGAAGGGGTATGTCTCTGTAATCCCGGTCTTGTCCTCGCCGTTATAGACTTCTTGTCCGTTGAGCATGATGTGAAGCTCTACGTAGGGTCTATTTTCCTCTCTAATCTCTAAGACAGGTGGAAGGCCCTCTTCGCCCATTTCCCCTTCTTCTGCGTCTTCTCGCATCTTTCTCAAACGGTGGATGCCGAGTTTCAGCTTGGAGACTTCTTCCCTATCCAGATCGGTGATGTCACGGTAATAGGAAGAGCTTTCATCGATGAGGAACTTTCGCTTCCTTGTGGTCCGCTTGTAGTATTGATCGTAAGCCATCAAGTTGCGGTTGCGACTCAAAGTAGTGAAGTTCGGATGGTAGGAGAGAAACTTGTCATCCCTGAAGGCGTTCTGGATATTGTCGATGAGGGATGGTTCGACGAAGGGCAAGAGTTGCTTGATCAGATTTCTATCGAGAAGGTCCCTTGTTATGGCAAAGGCGCAGTCGCTGAGGTCAGTTCTTTCAAAGGTAGGATCGAGGTAGAATTGATTAAAGCATCTCTTGAAGAATTTGATGTCTCCGTTGATGAAGTCTTTTGAGTAATCCATCATGAGACCGCATAAAGAGATCCCTGCTTTCATGGATTCATCAGCGGCGTCTAGGAAGGTGGAATACCCCTCACCCTTATCCCAGGTGTAATAGGAGAGCTTTGTAAATTGATCGGCAGTCTTTTGATCGCTACCTTCGACTGGGGCGATGACGATAGAGTTAAGGTTGTCTCGCAGGTATCCAGAGAAGAATTGTAGGGGCCTTCTCATGATATTCAGCTCTAGAGGCTCTCTACCTTCCTTAGTAAGCTGAATCCTTTCCTGATCGCTCCAGGTGTAGCCGGATGCGGCTAAAGTGTAAACCTGTGCGTTGGCGACAAAAGGAGACCAGTAATCGTGAGCATAGCGGTAGTTTTCCTGGAACTCACTCCAGATCTCGTTGGCGTTAAGCATAAATTTAACTTAACAGTAGAGATAATTTGAAGAAACGGAAAAGAGGGGACTATTTATTTACAGGACATCGTTTTAGATTTTTCCTTTCCTGTTGGCGACTAATTCTTTGTGCTTTTCAATGGCTGACTTGTTTCCTCCAACCGCTTCCAGATGATTGACCGCCAAACCCATATACTGAAAAGCATCCGCGTAATTCGAACTTACATCGTGAAGAGGCTCGTCCAACCACTTCCCCACCGCCTCGCTCCACTTCTTCCGGTACTTGGCGATCATGTCCAGGAACGGCTTGACCTTTCCGATATTGAAGACGCATCTTTCAAATTTTATCTTTGCATTTGAGATCATCACATTCTTGTCGGTTCTTCTCAAGACGATGAACTTTGTATTGGTCTGGCCAAAGAGTCTTTGAAAATCTCTCTGGTAGGTATTTTCCACAACGATGCCGTCCCGATGGGCGGCATCGTGAGGGAGGAAGATGGTGTCATAGAGGAACTTTTTGTCTTGAAGGAGGAACTTAGCGTAGAAATCGACGCCCTTGTTCTTGTCTTCGTAATAGTCGATCACTCGGATCTCTCCGTGGATCACCTGGAAGAAGACCATCACGGTGAGATCGTTTACCCCTATATCCATCGCCACATAGACAGGGAAGATGGCGTCATACATGGAAGAGTTAAGGCATCTATTGGACTTGTAGGCGGCTTCTATGCATTGCTGGAAGTAATAGGCGTCGGAAGTAGCGAGGAAGCTTTCTTTTGGGGTAGAGGGATACTCTTGACGCACCTTGTCGCCCAAGACACTAGATTGATGTGCGTACCAGTTTCGTTGATGACGGTCAATCGTCTCTCCCGTTTCCTTTTCGATCTTGTTGAAGTAGTCGGTGAGTTCTGTACCATAGGTTACGTCTTGCAGCATTCTGTAACTGACTTCTTTAAACCAAGGGAAAAAATGCAACTTGTATTGGAGAGGAGAGAGATTTTCATTGCCTTGAGTGATGGCTTGATTGCAAAGTTCGGTAAAATACCCTTCATTCCCCTCTCCAGTACTCTCGATAATGACCGAGCCGCTGATGGGTACGGATTGAAGAGTTCCAGTAATGACCTCTTCCGCTTTCAAGGGGTTTCTGGCGCAGGTCTTACCAAACTCACTGACCAACACATGCTGACATGTACCGCCCCGTAAAGTAGTGTCTACCCGGATGAATGAACCGTTGTTGAAGGTGATTTCCCTGGCTGACCTGTTGACGATCCCCGCTAAAGGTTTTAGCTTTTCTGGCAAAGTGTCCAAAGCATGGCCGATGATCCTTTTGAAGATATGCTGCGCATGTTCCAGGGAGTAACTGACAATACCGACAGAATTGTTCTCCTTGAAGAGCGCCTCATCCAGGTAATAGATAACGGCGAACGTTGAAAGCCCGAGCTGCCTTGCTTTAAGGATCAGGTTCCTTGTGTGCAAGTTTTTAAGCACTTCTGATTGGATAGGATTCAGGACAAATTTGATGGAGTCGCCATTCCTGTTCACGATTCGGTAGAGGTTGTTCATCCTCCATTCTTTAGATAGGATTCCGGTCATTTTTACCTATGCGTATTGCGGTGTTTCTTTTGTTGTTAGCCTGTTGTTTTGGTGTGGCCCACCTAATATTCCCTGGCTCGTAATTTCCCTCATTATTAATCCTATCGATGGAATGGCGAGGACTCGGCTTTTTTCCTACATAGGCAAGAAAAACTTCAAACGATTGTACCCATTCATTGCAAACTTTTATGCCTCTCCCTCCCCAATCTTTGAATCGTTTGTCGTTTGGGTTTAGACATCTGCTTTTTAAAGCTGCCCAGCATCTATATTCGGGGGTTATTTTCCCTTTTGTGGCAAAGCCATGGGTGGTGGCTTTTTTTCTACAAGCACACTCTTTGCATTGAGTGGTGCGTCCTCTTTTAAGATCAGGTCCAAAAATATCTGATATATTTCCACAGTCACATTGACATTTCCAATAAGTTCCTATTTTTCCATTGTAAATGCGTTCAAGGACTTTCCATTTACCAAATTTCCCTCCTGACAATTCAAGAGGTTTATAGATTCCCAACTTTCCAAACTCTCTTCGTTTACATGCACAGGATTTGCAACTTTGGGGGCCTACTCGGATAAGATCTCCAATAGGTTTTGAGAGAATCCTTCCACATTTGCACTGACAAAAATAATGCCTTCCCTTTTTTTTACTTTTGTCTCTTTCTCCAACGATCCAATCGCGGACTTTTGTTCCAACTTCAATCTTTATTGGGGGTTTCATGAATCTTTACTTTTAGTGTTTTTATTTTTTCGGATAGCGTGATTCTCATAAAATGAGAGAGATTCGTTTGTGTGAGGATTGCCATTATTTTTGCTTGTTCGTGAAGTTCTCTGGGTATATAGATAGTAGTGCGGATGAACCCAAATTTCTTCTCTTTTGACATAGACATAAGTATGTCAGTTTTTTTGTTCATGTCACGAAAAATGAGAAGGCTTTATTTCCTGTTTGTATAGTTTGGAAGAAAAGCCACTATACAGAGGATAAGCCATGTGCGCAAAGTTTGCAAGACCTAATTCTTATACAGGAAAAAAATCTTCCCAAAACTGGAGCGGTCAAGCTCGCTTTGCTAACGAAGATGAAGCGGCGGCCGGAACTTCAACAGACCTCGTCATCTCTCCAGCCACCCTAGAATCGGCTGTAGGTACACTCGTCCCCTCCGCTACTACTGTCGTTGAGGGCGTTGTCCTTCTAACCGACAACAATTCCCCTGTAGCCACTAAATTCTATGCCGATGCTCTGGCTATCGCTGGTGCTCCTGCCTGGTCTGAAACTGTATCGGGTATCGGTCAACTAGCGACAACCGCAGAAGCCCAAGCAGGAACCAATACTAACGTAGCCATGACCCCTGCGAACGTGGTCTCTCTCCTTGCCACGCCTCCTGCTATCGGCGGCACTACACCAGGAGCGGGAGCCTTTACAACGATTGCTGCAAGCGGTCTAGCCTCTCTCTCTGCCAGTGCTACTATCCTGACTGCTGGGGCTGCTTTAGATCTCGCTACAGACGCTGACACTGCTGCCGTGAACGTGGGTACCGGAGCTGCGGCACGAACGATTACCATAGGTAACGTTTCGGGAGCCACCGCAGTTGCCATCAACACGGGAACGGGTCACTTCACCGTAACCACTACCAGTACAGGCGATATTATCCTGAACTCAGATGACACGATGCTGCTCGATGCAGATGGCGTTCTCGAGCTTAACTCTTCTGCTGGAGTGATCGGTATCGGTAACGATGCAGATGCCCAGAATATTAACGTGGGAACTGGCGCAGCTGCCCGTACAATTACGATGGGTAACTCCACAGGAGCCACATCGATTGTTCTAGACTGTGGAACAGGCGCTCTTAATATCGGAACGAACGCAATTGCCCATAGCATCACAATCGGTAACACCACGGGAGCTACTGCGATCGTAGAATCTGTAGGAACAGGAAACTATGTCCTAGATGGCGTCGCAGGGTCTACTTACACTATCGGAGCCTCAACCACAACGGGAACATATACCCTTGGCGGTACAGCTCAAACGGGCACTATGACGCTAGGCTCTTCTTCTGGAACGAATATTGTTAACGTGGGAACGGGAACGGGAGCAACCACGGTCAACGTGGCCTCTGGCGCGACAAACGCGAAGGCAGTCAATATCGCCACGGGAGCAGTTGCCAACGTGGTTATTATCGGTTCAACTACTGGAGCGGCTTCCATGGCTCTCAAAGTGGGAACGGGTAACTTCTCATTGGATGGTGCTGCAACGAGCGCCTACACCTTTGGCCCTACAACCACTTCCGGTACATTTAATATCGGCGGTACAGGAGCCAACACGGGTACAGCGACCATCTTTGGTGGAACAGGCGCGCAGACAATTAATATCGCAAATTCCACGGGCGGCAAGACGGTCCAGATTGGTGCTGGTGCGGGAGCCAACCTGATCACGATCGGTTCCGTCACTGGAGCATCGTCACTTTCTCTTCTCTTGGGAACAGGTAACTTCTCAATAGATGGCAATGCAGCTTCTACCTACACAATTGGAGCCGCTACAACTACAGGTACGATCGCCATCGGAGGTACAGCCCAAACCGGTACGATGACGCTGGGCTCTTCTTCAGGAACAAATATTGTGGATATCGGCGCAGGAGAAGGCGCGACTACCGTCAATATCGCTGGTGGAGCGACAAACGCGAAGGCAGTCAATATCGCGACGGGCGCAGTCGCCAACGTGGTCATCATAGGCTCTGCTTCAGGTTCTGCTTCACTCTCTCTTCTTTGCGGTACTGGTAACTTCTCTCTTGACGGAGCCGCTACCTCTACCTACACCTTCGCTCCTACAACTACTTCCGGTACGATTAACTTCGGCGGTACGGGGGCTAACACAGGTACGGCAACCATCCTCGGCGGAACGGGAACGCAGACAATTAATATAGCAAATTCGACGGGCGGCAAGACGGTCAATATCGCTAGTGGAGCGGGAGCTAATACGGTGGTTCTGGGATCAACCAACACCACGTCGACGACGACTATCCAGGCGGGATCGGGAAGCGTTAACATTGCTGGGGATCTAAAGCTAACGAGTGTAGCTAAAAAGATTACCCTCAACGGCGGCGCAGCGACTGATGCGATCGGCACAGCTACGCTTGTCGGGGGAACTGTCACGGTTCTGAACACAAATATTGCAGCAACTGACAGGATCTTTGTGACAAGAAATGCCCTGAATGCTACACCTGCACTCGGTTTCCTTGTTACTACGATCAGCGCAGGGGCTTCCTTTACGGTAGCTTCGTATAGCGTAACAGGTGCAGCGGCAGTGACAGACGTGAGCAGCTTCGACTACATAATTTACGGCCAATCATAACAGGCTAAGACACTTAAGATGCGCCTAGGGTAGCTCCCGAAAAGCTGTTTCCGACAGTCTGGCGAATCTTTTACATCGGATCAACGACGGAGGTTGAAATGAGACAATGTGTTTGTAAAACATGCCAAAAAGACTACGAAGTTGAAGATTGGAGAAAACCATCTTCTTATTGTAGCCGACCATGTAAACACAAGAAAGCATCCACATGGTTATTGAAAACATCTTTCATTATCAGTCAATCCTCTCCAGAAGAAAAACTAGAGAGACTTAGAAAGAACTTTGAAAAACATGTCATTCGAAAAGAAGGTTGCTGGGGCTGGAATGGGAAAGACAGCAAAGGATATCCACGTATGACCTGTAGAAAGGCATTAGGCGCCAATTTAGGCCATAGAGCCTCTTGGATTATCCATAAAGGTCCTATTCCTGATGATCTCTGCGTCCTTCATAAATGCGACAATAAAATATGCTCCAACCCTGATCATCTTTTCTTAGGTACTAACATGGATAACGTAAATGATATGTTATCCAAGAAGAGAAACCCCATTGGCACTAAAGTAGGAACATCCAAACTTACACATGAAAATGTTGTAGAAATAAAAAAATCCTTGTTTAATGGAGTAAAAGCCAGTGAATTGGCTCGGAAATTCAAGGTTTCTGCAAATTTGATTGGCCATATAAAAAACAACAAAACCTGGAAACATGTAGGAGTAGAGTAGATGTTCAGATCAGGAGCAGTGGGAGAAATCCAAATCGGCGAGCGCAAATATATCCTTCTTTGTGCGGCTGACAGTCCCTTGGGAGAGATCCACGATGCGATCATGCAACTTAAGGGGATCGTAGTCGATAAGATGGTTGAAGCGCAAAAAGCTCAACAAGCAGAAGCAGACGCCCAAAAACAAATAGACGCTAAAGGATAAAGTCATGGGAGCCAGAGTATATTTTGAAGCGATAAGAACGCTTGGATTTGCGGGTATTTCTGGCTCCTATGCCTCTGTTGGAGATCCGACAGCCTATCCAGTGAGAGCCTTTTGTATCACAAATAACACAGCGGGGGATCTCTATTTTACGACCAATACTTCCCAAGACGAGATGTTCCTTCCTGCTGGGACTTTCCGCCTGTACGACCTTCAATCGAACATCAACCCTCAATTCGATGATAAGTTTGTGTTGGCGGTAGACACACAGTTTTCTGTGAAGCAAGTTACGGCTCCTGTGAGCGGCGACGTGTACATAGAATGCATCTACGGATAAAGAGCAGTGCTCAAAAGAAAAGATCTTTCTAAAGAATTTTCCCTGATCGTGCAGCAAGAGATCAAGAACCATAATGATGCTGTTCTCGAATGCAATATTGCTATAGAGGCTTTAGTACAAAAGCTTAAAGAAGCCGATGAAAATGTGTCGAGGCGCCATGAAGATTCTAAAGTAGCTATCTCACAGCTCCATGAGAACATAAAGTTTCTATACAAGAAGGGAGAAGACTCTCTTTCTCAGGCATTCAGAGAAATCCATGATCTAGAAAAGGAATGCAAATCTAGTCTTTCATCATTAAGAGATCTAATTGAAAAAAGAGATTCTTACTTCCTCACCCTCGATGGGTTCAAAGCTTTTGAGAATAAGGTTGATCAGTGGCTTGCCCAAGTGAAAGGGTCTTTCTCCCGTCAGAAAGAGTATTTTGAAGAGAAGCTGGAGTCTCTAGAGGCTAGATGTCAATCGATGATTGCAAGGGTTGAAAAAGAATGCATGGACAGGCTTTCCATCGAAAGGAACAAGAGACAGGAGATTGATTCCGCCTTAGATCTGTCCTCTATCCATCTCACTGGAGCCATGAAGGAGATCGAGATCAACAAGAAAGACATCTACCTTATCCAAAAGAACCTTGAAAACATCTATACTCAACTAGAGCGTCTTGCCAACAAATAGAAGGTGAGTCTTGAGTCAGGGTGGAATCGTCGATGTCAACATCTCCAACCCTCACATACCCACCTCCTTTGAAACGGATTCCGGCACAGCTGTTCCTCTAGCCAACATCATCCAAATCCGTGGAGGAACAGGCGTAACCACTACTGGCGCTTCCAACATCGTCACCGTAGAATCTACTCTTGCCATCCTCTCCATTACGGGTAACTCTGGAGATCCCATAGTCCCGATCCTCGATAACTGGAATATCATCGGAGAGGGGAGCTTTACCACTTCTGGCGATGTTCCGACAGCTACCCTTACGCTCGGTCTCACAGGTCTCACCAACCATGCAGTCTTAATCGGAGCGGGGACGTCTACCATCACAAAAGTCTCCCCTGGAGTCTCTGGTATTCCTCTGATTTCTCAAGGAGCTTCTTTTGATCCAACGTTCGGGACAGCTCAAATCGTAGGAGGAGGGACGGCCTCCACTTCCTTCAATGTGAATGGCGTCGTCATCTCCAGCACAACGGCTACAGGACCTCTCACCGCTCTTACTTTAGCCAACGGTCAATTCGTAATTGGTAGCACGGGAGTAGCTCCGGTAGCCTCTACCCTTACCTCTTCCGCTGGAACCATCACCATCACACCTGGAGCGGGAACGCTCAATATCGATCTCGCTGGCGGAAGTATTGGCATCGACAGCTTTTCCCCTGACTCTGGGACCGATCCTATCGTGCCTACAGCAGCCGGGCTTGTCAATATGGATGGATCGGGCAGTATCACGACAGTAGGCTCTTTAAACACCCTTACAACGCAATTAACAGGGCTTACCAATCATGCCGTCTTAGTAGGTGCTGGAACGTCCACCATCACAAAACTAGCTTTAGCTACGAATGGTCAAGTCCTTTTAGGTTCTACCGGAGCCGATCCAATCTTCGCAACGCTTACCTCTTCTGACAGCTCTATTACCTTTACGACAGGAGCGGGAACTTTAGGACTTACAACGGGATCTGCCGTAGCACTCTCCTTCCCCACTGATTCTGGAACGGCTACACCCTCCTCCGGCGCTCTTACAATTGCTGGAGGGACAAATCTCAACTCTTCGGGTGCAGGTTCTACCGTCACCCTCAACCTCGATACCACGGTAACAGGGCTCACCTCTCTCACTTCGACTACCATTCTCGGAACCACTTTTGACACGAATGTTGTAGCCGCAGGCGTTACTCTAGTAGGTACTACCCTATCAGCGGATGGGACCGACGCAGCCATCGACATAACCATTACTCCTAAAGGGACTGGCTCTGTCGTGATGTCGAAGGTTGATATAGATAGCGGAACCATAGACGGGACGACGATTGGCGCAACGTCAGCCACTACCGGAAAATTTACAACCGCTACGGCAAGTACCTTTGTTACCGCTCCCACCACCACTAATATTTCGATAACATCCAACAGTATTGCCACTTCGGGAACGGATGCAAATCGAAGCATCAACCTTACTCCGGCAGGAGCTGGAGCCGTCTTCATTACCGAGGCTGCGATCATCAGTGGAGTAGCGACTTTTCAGCTTTTAGATGTCGACAACATCAATATTAATGACAATACGATCAGCTCCTCCAACGTAAACGGCAATATTTTACTGACTCCTAATGGTTCGGGCAAAGTAGGTGTATCCTACGGCACACAGAATGCCGTTACCTATTATGGAGCTACTGGTTTCCTGGAAGGGGCGGGGCCTCTTACAAATGGACAATTAGTAATAGGATTTACAGGGGCGCCTCCTGTAGCTGGAGCCATTACCTCTACGGGCGGGACAATCGACATCACCCTTGGGACTGGAACGATCAATATAGAAACCGACGGGGCGGTCTCCAATTCCTTCGCTACTGACTCTGGAACAGCTACACCTGCCGCTGGCGTTCTTACCATCGCAGGAGGAACGAATATAGGCTCTACCGGAGCTGGCTCTACTGTCACCCTCAATCTAGACACAACCGTAACGGGCCTTACTTCCCTTACCTCTACGACGATCTTAGGCACTACTTTCGACACGAACGTTGTAGCTGCTGGGGTTACTCTTGTAGGAACTACCCTCTCTGCCGACGGAACCGATGCAGCCATCGATATTACGATCACTCCTAAGGGGACTGGTTCTGTCGTGATGTCGAAGGTGGACATCAACGGGGGGGCTGTCGACGGGACAACCATCGGGCTTTCTTCCTCTTCCACGGGAACATTTACTACTTTGGATTGCACAGACTTCACCGTAGATAATCTCAACATCAACGGGAATACCATCATTTCGATGAACGCTAACGGGGCGATCAATATTACTCCTGACGGTACGGGGAATGTGGTGATCTCAAAAATAGATTGCAATTCTGGAACCATAGATGGAACAACCATCGGAGCATCAAGCGCCACTACTGCTATCTTTACCACCTCTACGGCTACCACTTCCTTAGCTACAACTTTTGACACCAACGTAGCCGCAGCAGGAGTGACCTTAGCTGGCACTACTCTCTCTGCTGACGGGTCAAACGCCAACATCCCTATTACCATTACCCCTAAAGGGACGAGCTCTATTGTTATGTCCCGCGTAGATATCAACGCAGGGACGATCGACGCCACTACGATCGGTACTAGCAGTGCGTCGCCTGCTATTTTTACCACCGTGGCTTGCGACTCGATAGACTTTGGCGAAACAGTTTTAAGCGTCTATGAAGAAGGAACCTGGACGCCTGGTGTTTCTTCTGCGGCTGGTACTCCAACGCTGACTGCTTCAGCCGGAAGATATATCCGCATCGGAAATTCAGTCACTGTGTGGGGTTATGCTTCTGTAGGTGTTGGAACGGGAACGGGTAACATGTCTATTACGGGACTTCCCTTTACGAGCAGCAACATTTCCAATCTCAACTCGATAGGAGCTGTGAGACTCGATAACGTGGCTATCTTCAGCACGACAAACTTTTACTGCGTCGCTGAAATAGCTCCTAACGTTACCGTAGTTCAGATACGGATCATACAAGACGATGCCAGCGCTTCCGACATCATGGATATCGAGACGTGCATCATGTATTTCACGATCACCTATAGTACGGGATTATCATGATCACCGACCTTTATCACCCGGAAGAGATCCTTCAAAAGGTAGCCGAAAAAGACGCTCAATTAATTCTTGATATCATTGAGAAAGAAGCTAAGAATGAAGACTCCTCAGCGATGCGAAAAATGAGACGTTCTCTCTATAGAGTGAAAGAGCAAGTTGAGCATGAACAATTTATAAAAAGAATAATGGAGAGTTAAAGGTATGAAGTACGGAATGTTGGTCGTTGTTTTAGTCATGCTATCTAGCTGCATGAGTGGAAAGCCAGGATTTGATGTGGATGCCCAAGTGCATAGAAGCTCCCTCGATACTGGGAAAGGAATCCAGATCCAAGTATTTCCTATAGACAAGTCAGAGGCAAAAGCTCAACAATAGGTTCCTATGACCAAAATCTGCACTTATACCAAGTTATGCAGGGTTATATATAAATATTCATGGTTATACATGGCCTTAATCGCAACCAAGATTTTAGCTGAGGAGTCGGATCAGTTTCCCTCCTCTGATCCAATTCCTGTCATCACATGGCCCATCTATGAAGAGGAACTATGCGCTACATCATCTTTGTAAGCCTTCTATCGGGCTGTTCCTGGCTGAATGTTTGGCCAGATAATGTCATCGAGGAAAAGGTAGAAGATGTCATCGAAGCTCAAACAGGAGCCAAGATAGACTTTACGGGTGCATCACCCGAAGGGGAATGGTAAAATAAAACCATATATACATCATAACATTGTTGTTATAAATCGCAAAATAGATGAAGAGGTTTGCAAAATCTGTTTTGATTGGGCTAATAGCATGGGATTGAAGGGCAAGAGAGTTTATGATATGTCATTTTCTATGCCAGACAGTAAAGATCCTCTCAACCTTAAATCTTATATATCCTGCAAAGTAGAGTGTACTACTGATGAATTGCAAAAGTGGAATAGGGAAGAGGTGATTTATTAGTCAGGGCGGTCTCATCGATGTAAACATCACAAATCCCCAGATCCCGACTAGCTTTACGACGGATAGCGGGACTGCTGTCCCTCTCTCCAATAATCTAGAGATCATCGGAGGCCCTGGCGTCTCTACCTCTGCTTCTGGCAAGACCATCACCATCGATATCAGCGCCGGAGAAGAGTTAACGATCACGGGTTCAACCGGCTCCCCCATTTCACCCTCTGCTGACAACTGGAACCTCCTTGGTGCTGGTAGCATTACGACTGGGGGGAGCGGCTCTACTCTTACCACTGAACTGACAGGCCTCACCAATCATGCTGTTCTCGTAGGCGCAGGAACCGCCACCATCACAAAACTAGCAGTAGCGACTAACGGACAGATCCTTATCGGCTCCAATAACGCCGATCCAGTCTTTGCGGCTTTGACCTCTACTGGCGGTACGATTGCGATCAGCCCTGGAGCGGGGACGCTCAACATTGATCTAGTAGGGGGCTCTACTGCGATAGACAGCTTTACGCCAGATTCCGGTACATCGCCAGTCGTCCCAACGGCTGCCGGAGCTGTGACGATGGCGGGATCTGGTAGCATTACGAGTGTGGGCGGGACGAATACTCTTACAACACAACTGACGGGGCTCACCAATCATGCCCTCCTTGTCGGTGCAGGAACGACTACCATCACAAAGCTCACTGTAGGGGGTACTGGAGAGCTACTCGTCGGAGCAGCTGGAGCCGATCCGGCTTTTGCCACCTCTGCTGTCGGAAACTTTAGTTTTACTTCAACCACTGCTGGAGCTACCCGCTCCCTGACAATCTCCAACACAGACAATACGAATGCCGCATCCCACGCTCTTTCTCAGATAACTACGGGGGGAGCATCTAGCGGAGATCCATTCCAGACCTTTACAGTCACTGGCGCCACTTCTTGGTCTCATGGGATAGATAACAGCGTCTCTGACACCTATGTAATCGCCGCCTCAACAGCATTAGGAACTTCCAACGCTCTGACAATCTCCACCGCTGGTCTTGTCACTCTTCCTTTAGGTGATCTTTCGATTACAAGAAGTAGTGCAGGTGGCAACGTTACTTCCGACTTAACCAATAGTGACAATACGAATGCAGGTTCAGCGGCTATTTTTACAACCTCCGTAGGAGGGACATCCGGTGGAAGCCCAATGCATGTTTTTAACATCCCTTCTGGTTCTCCTTGGACTATAGGAGTAGACAATGGGGATGGTGATAGATTTGCGTTAGCGCAGTCTAATGCGGCGCTTGCTACCAATCCCGTTTTATTAGCCACCACCGCTGGGGAAATCACAATGCCCCTACAACCTGCGTTCTTGGCAACACATTCGGTTGCACAGGATAACGTTACTGGAAACGGAACCCTAGTCACAGTAAACTTTACGACAGAAGTTTTTGATCAAAACAGCGACTATAACGCGACCAACACCTTCACAGCTCCTGTAACAGGAAGGTATTCATTTTACTCTTCTATATCTGTAAGTGGCCTTACGGCTTTGGCGACTTCTTCAGAGTCTTCTTTTGTAACTTCTAATAGAGACATAGCAACCAACAATTATAATATTGGTGGCATGAGAAATGCCGCGAACGCAACAACGCTTCCGCTTTCCTGTATTGTGGATATGGATGCTGCTGATACGTGTGTGGTAAAAATTGTAGTTACGGGAGAAGTGGGAGATACAGACGATATTGCCGCCGATGTAAGAGTAACATGGTTTGGCGGACACCTAGTATGTTAAGGAAAATATGAAAATATCAGTAAATGACCAAGAGTGCTTTTGCCTCTCTGAGATCCAAAAGAAAGTGATCCAGAACGATATACCCGAAGAGATCTTTGAAGAAGACATGAAGAGACGCCTTAAATGGGTACTCCTCGATGAAAAGTACCGAAAGTGTTTTGAGCGTTTGAAGAAGGAGTGGGAACCTAAATTGGTAGAGGCCGGTTACAAATCACTTCCAACCGACCCCGATGAGTTTGCAAGCTTAGTATTTTCCCATCCAGCCTACAAGAACAGATCTAAGAGAGACAAAAAATAGACTTCATTCGTAAGAAAGTCTCCAAGATTCTATTGGACTTTTTCTATACGCTGTCAGATCGATCCCCTTCAAGGCTTCTACAGCCTCCCAGTTTACACATCCGGGCCTGATTACCTTTGAAAGCATCAAGGCTCCGATCTGTACCTTTTGATGGTTCGCCATCTCCGTCATCTCTAATCTGAGCGCATCCCTTTCCTGTGACAGCTCCCAGATCAACCGATCGAGTTCAATGAATCTTTCGGCTTTCAGAACAGCCTCAGGATTGTCTATCTGGACCACATCCTTATCAACAGGCTCGGGAGGCTTGCAATCGATTATAGAGGTTCTGAAGGCCAAAATTAGAGGAATCATCTCGTCGATGAATTTTTGGTCTCTCTTAACTACCCTCAAAACCTTCTCATCTTGAAAACAGGAAAGGTAGAACATCTTGTCAAAGCCGCCGATGTACATTTGGAACTGGAGCTGTGGCATGTATCTTTCCGGTGGCCTTCCAGTTTCCAAAAGATGTTCGTGGACCTTCTTGCTTGGGAATTTGATCTCTACCGCTTGGATGTCTTTTTCTCTAAACCCATCCAGACTTGCGATGAGGAAGGGATATTCCACTGACTGTAAAACTGCCGGATAAAAGCTATCAAAATCTACTGAGTCTTCTACCTTGTTCAGCCACTCTAGCGCTCCGTCTTCTCCATCGATTCCCCTTTGCATGGCGCTATTTACTGGAGTTTTCCTGTCAAAGACGATATCAGTCCAGAGTTGTAGAGCTGTCTTGAAAGGATCTACGCCGAGGATAGCTCCTACTTGTGAAGCTCCGATCTTTCCTTTTCTAAAGGCCAGCCACTCATCGCTCCTCTGAACTAGTTCAATGATCTTGTATTTTTTGGGTTCTTCTTTTACGCTCATAAATGTTTTCTCCAGTGTCCTATCGAAGTTTTGCGCACCCCCTCCCTAAAAAAGAGGGGGTTTTTGCTTAAAAGGGGATATCTTCGGAGAGGATCTTTTCCCTCTTCTCATCGATCCGCTTAATCATCAGGTCATGAAGCCTCTTCTCTAGCTTCTCAAAGCTATCGATCTTAAAAGCTCTCAAGGCTGCGGCTCTCCAATCCTTGTCATAAGGACTGATGGCTCTTTCGATGGTCTCCTCGATCTCTTGAGCCTCTTCCTTAGAAACACACGCTCCACCGATGTCGGGGACACTGTCTTTAGAGATAGCGGAGGGGATCTCCCAAAACCCTAAGGTCCTTTGTACACCATTGAAGGGGTCTCCTCCCTTGAAGAGCTCTTCCAGATCAATAGGAAGCTCTTTAAAGGCATCTCGTATCTCTGGCCAGATCTCTTTAGGGGCGACAGGGAGTATTGTGTATTTTGTGTCTTTCTGCGAGCCGCTCTTGGTAATCTTGAGGTCATACCTATAAGGTGCGCCCCAGTCTTCATCTACAGACAAGGTTTCAATCCTCTTCCAAATACTCGCCTGCGTCATCTCAAAGATACAAATCTTCTTCTGAGCATAGTCCCAGATGATCATGGTCCAAAAGTGTTTGATGGCTTGATTGGGATCGATGGAGTGGGTAGGCTTTGCATTCATCCGGAACCGGAGAGGCTTTTTATCTTTCCAGTCGAGCCATCCTAAGATGGGCTTGGAAAGAATCCGGATCTTGTTCTCGCCGTCTTGCAGTTTAAAATAATTACTATTGCTCTTAGGACTTTCATAGTCACTTGGTAGAAATTCCATTGGTTTGTAACTCCTTTTGTAGTTTTAAGGTGATGATTTCCAGTTGTTTCATGAATTCAAGATGCTCATAGCTGAGCCATACAAAGATCAAAGTGATAACGGCCAACGCCAGTACGATCAGTATTTTTTGTTGGAGGGTCAAAGGGTCACGTTTCATAATCTCGTCTCAGAACGTTTAAGAGATTTTCAAATTGATTTTTTGTTAGACGTAGTGAAAATGCCACCCCTACAAATAAACCTGCTGCTGCTTCCATAATTTCTTGGAGGGACATACCAGCGTCTTTATAAACTCTTAAAACTTTTTCAGCTACTATTTGTGCCTCTTCTTTATTCATAATGCAGGTTGCCTCTTAAAGTGGACTTATGTTAGCATAGGCCCTAATTTGTGTCTACACCTTCCTACACAGGTACCTATGAAATTAATGACTTGGCTCTACGACAACCGCATCTCGATCAGGCAGTTCGCCAAGAAGATAGGTTACGATAGGTCCTATATCCATCACTGGCTCTCTGGCTACCGGAAGCCCGGTAAGATGGCTTTATACCATGTAGCGAAGTTTACCAAGGGGAATGTCAAGTCTATAGAAGACATCCGGAGGGATGAGCCTTCTAGTCTTCCTCAAACCCATTCACCTTCCAGTTTACCCACAGCGCAACAGCCACAGCGCAACATAGGATGATGAAGCAGACAGCCCATTTCATACATTTCCTCTTTCCCAAGTAGGGATGATGAGTCTCATTTTTCCATTATTTTGTCTAAACCATAGCTCATTAATGACAATCAGGCGCTCTTTAGGATAGTACTTTTTGAACCTGGCGATCTTTGTCTTAGACCTTCCATCCATATACCCCTTCACTTCGACCCAGTGCCACTTACCGTCCTTTTCAGTCACACGGAAGTCGGGAAGGTAGCTTCTGACGCCCCGCTTGATATTGAGGAACCAAAAGGTTTCCGGTTCATGCTCCCACTGAAGGATATATCCTTGTTCTTTTTGCCACTCTAAGTACCTGGCGTAGTTGGCTTCCCAAAGGGACCTGGCGTAGATCAGCTTGCCCCCTACCTCTATCCATTTGGCGTTGCTAAAAGATTTCCTTTGTCCTATCGTCTTCCGTTTTATGAGAGGTAAGGCCATGAAGATCCATTCCAAGAGTTTAAAGCGCAATAGCACTGATTTTAAGAGACATGACTGCTGTCCTAAGTGTAAGTCCAGATTAAAGGAAGGACGATTTAAGGTGGTCTACAAAGATGTCCTGGAGTGTCAGGACTGCGGCATGATCTGGGTAGAGATGGAGCATGATTGCCTTTTAAGATATGCGCCTGCCATGTAAAATATTTATCACTATGATGACCGTAAAACAAGTTGCCGAATACCGCGAAGTTCACCCGCAGACCATCTACATGGCTATCAGACGGGGAAAGCTCAAAGCTTTGAAGAAGGGCAAGCACTGGCTTCTCGAGCACTTAGACGTCTATGCATATGAGGGGCTGCTCTATAACCGTATAAATACCAGGGACGAAAAGGGGAATAGGATCTTTGACCATAAGAAGGGGCTCTATTCACCTGTCCAGCTGGCCAATGAACTGGCCATTTCTCCCCAGAGAATTTACTATCTCATCAGGAAGAGGATGATCCCTTTTACGAGAAAGGGCGCGGCTTACGTATTGGATATCAGTGGATTAGACAAGAGTTTAATTTAAGTTGATGCTTTAAATTTGAGTTTTGTCGTATACACCATCCTTGAAAAAGAATGGGCCGCCTTTCATTGAAGTGGGAAGCGGCCCATAACCGGATAGTGTCTCTATGGACGTCAGTCATCTTAAGATACCCTCCCGATTTATCACAACCCTAAATAATGTTTACGTAAAACATTAGGAGAAAAACATTTATGAAAGATGCGGTGGAGAATATTACTCTTACTATACATCAAGATGAAAAGTATAATTTTTTCCAAGCTTACGATCAGATGACTCCTCTCAGAAAGAAAATCTGGAAACTAACTCTCTGGTGGTGTAAGAGATTTCCTTGTGCCAATCCTCGTCAGGCGACATTGGGAAAGAAATTGGGATGCAGTCGATCCGCAGTTAATGAAGCCTTCTGCGAGTTCAAAATTCTGGGATGGGTTCATCTTATTTCAAGGGGCGCTCATCGACCAAAAGTTATCGTAATATCTCATCACATACTTCAAATAGATCTAATTAAGAGAGAGTACTTTAAGAGAATTGAGGCGACAGCCACGGCGACACACAGTTATTCTAGCTATAGAGATACTAGTAGGCGACCTGGTTTAATTGAGATACCTCAATATTTAAAAAAACTTGATATACCACTTGAGGCAAAGCTGAAACTCAGTCTTGTCCCCGAATACATTTATCAAGAAACTTTTTATCAATGCAAAAAAAAGTCTAAGACTGGTTGGAAACCAGATGACCCAATAAGATATTTTGTGGGAACGGCCATGCGCATGGCCGAAAATTCAGGACTGCGAATTGATTGGGGTAAATATATGAAGGCTAGAGCTGTCATATGATCAATTTTTCAGAAATGGCAAAATATCTTCGAGCCAGAAAAAATAGGGAATATTTTATTCCAAGAAACTGTATTTTAGATAGTTCTGATCTGGAAAACCTTTCTATTATTTTCGCAGAATTCAGTAGCTTTGAGATTGAAAAATGTTTCGAACCCAACGACGGAATAGCTTGTTATTGTTGTGAGGTTCCGTGCAACGGTTGTAAAGAAATTTTTTACATTAATTTAAGCAAAACTTCACTGGTTTCTTTTATGAAAAAAAGAAGACTTTACAGTTGCGAAAAGTGCAATAAAATTTACAAAGAGAGAAAAAAAATTCAAGCTGAAATAGATAAGTCTCAATCAATAGCTAGTCAAAAAGAAAAAACCCTAAAATATATAGAAGTTTATTTAAATCCGACCAACAAGTGGGAAAATGGGGTAAAAAACTGGGATAAATGGAATTCAATAAATCAATATGGAATTGATTACGAGCAGGTAGCCGATTTCATAAAGTCTTTAAACTACCAGGATTTTCTCAGAACCCCATACTGGAAAGCTATTTCAGAAAAAAAGAAAAAGCAGGCTGAATTTAAGTGTAATCTTTGTAATGGTTCTGAAAAATTGGCCTGTCATCACCGAACTTATGAAACTCATGGGTATGAACATGATAATTTGCAAGATTTGATTATACTTTGTGACGAGTGTCATAAAAAATTTCACGACATAGAGACCTCTAGAACGATATATCACGCAAAAGATGGGACAGTTAATCTATTTTTATAATTAATCGATTGTAGTCAATCTGAGGGCCATTCTAGCTCATCGCATGGCGAGTTCGGCAAATCTTCAGGCAGTTCCAGATCCTCAGGTTCGAGGTTCTCATACCAGTCAATCCATTCGTTAAAGGTTCTCATACTTTTTCCTGTTCCGTTGAAGGATATCGATAAATATCCCCTTATCGAGAAGACTTCCAAGCACTTCTATCGGCTTTTCCCCTTCATCTAAGAAAGTATGGGCGATGAAAGAGGCCTTGGTCATCATCAATAGAAGGAGAACACCAGGAGGGAGTTTCTCCGAAGCTTCGAAAAGAACGAGCGACAGGGCCTTATCAGCTTCTTCTACATCCAAGATATCATCGGGACTCACTGAGCTCATTCTTCTTCCTATGCCAATGGCGAACTTTATAGACTTTTGTGGTTTTTTCTTCCGTAACTGTTTTAGTCGTAGTCACTGAAATCTTTTCCCCAGACTTGGGTGTGTCGCCTTCCTCTTCGCTCTTGGTACAGCACTTGGAGCCGAAGCAACAGAACCAGCGGTTGCAGGAGTTGGAGGCGCTTACTTTAGTTTCAATGGTGGGGAGTGACATAGGAATCCGCTCCATTCATAACTATCAGGCAATGAGCATACAGGAATTTTATGGCATCGTCTTTGAAGAGAAATTGCTTCGTGTAGATGTCCATGATGTTATTTTCCTCTGTATGAAGACACAATATCCACATCTTATTCTTCCTGGATAAAGAAATCGATTCAAGGGATCTTCCTTCTTTTCGGCTAGTCAACGGAACAGGGGTCATAACGCCTTTTCCTTTCTTTGGCCTCTAATTTGCGATTAGAGACGTTTACCTCAACTTCCCCATCTTCTCCCCTCGTCACCTCAAGTAAATCGATTCCAGGGGTGTTTAACGCAGTCTTGACCATCCGGTAGAACTGGAGAGCCTTTAAAGCTTCATGCATATCGGCGTTCCATCGTTTGATGTGTCTGTAGGTCGTAAAAGTTTCCAGAGCTTTTGCATCTACGCTCCATCTTAGGGTTTCCATTGTTTTTGCTCTTCAAAGAATATTTTGAGATTGGAGGGGAAGACATCTCGGTAGGATAGGCGCA